GAAGATGCCGAGAGACCGCACGCGGGCCGGCGCCGGCGGCTGCTGCGACAGCGCGCGGGAGCGTGCGACGACGCTGAATGCGTCATTGTCGAAGATGTTGAGGATGCTCACTGCTGCAGGCTCCTATGATGTCAGGCAGCGCGGACGCGGATGCCGAGGTTGCGGAGGGCGGCCTTCGCCGCGGCGATCTGCGCGGACGTCGCGCCGGACGGGAAGACAAGAAGGTCTTCCTTCACGGCGGCAGGCGCGAGGATGGCGACGATCTGACCGCCCGAAGCGCCGGTCGTGACGCCTTCGTAGGCGACCCCGGCAACGACCTCAGCGCCGGTGTTCGCGGCAGGATCCCAGGCGACGTAGGCGCCGGTAGCGGTCAGCCGACCAAGCACCTGGCCGGAAACGATAGTCTGGTTGGGGCCAAGCGGCACGGTGTCGCGCGTAATGCCGGCGACTTCATGCAGCAGGACCTCGCCGTTGCGTACGGGCTCGGTAATCGTGGCCATCAGCTAATCTCCTTGGCGGCCTTGTTGATGATCCCGGCCCGATAGCGAGCGCGGGCGATCTCGTATGCATCGATTGCGCCGGCCAAGCCGACGTCTCCGGCGGGCCGCGGGCGTCTGTCGATTGCGGCGGCCTCCTGCGCGGAGGCGAGAGCGTCGAGCAGAAGCGCGCGGGCCTCGCCGAGAGACGCCGCGTTGAGCGCGGCGGTCTCGACAGACGAAGAAATGGTTCCAAGCTGTCGCGCGGTCGCAATAGCCGCGCGAATGTTACGACGAAGCTCGATCTTCGCCGCAATCTCACTCGGCGTCAGGCCGGCCCAGGCCTTGGCAAGGGCGATGGCGTCTGGCTCGCCGGCTGCGCGCAGACGAACCGCCAGAGCGAGAGCATCATCGGCCTGTTCGTCTTCCTGCGCCTTTGCCTTCCTCGTGACAGCGTCGTCGTCCTCTTCGTCGTCGCCGCCAGCAGAAGCGTCGGCATTGCCGGCCTCGTCGTCGTCATCTTCCTCGGGCACCGACGCTACGGCCTCGGTCTTGGTCTCCCCTTCTGGAAGAGCGCTTTCCGCAGACATCTCCTCGTCCTCGCGCTCCTCGACGGCGCGCGCGGACTCCTCCTCCTCGATTGGCGTCTCGGCCTTGTTCAAGGCAAGCTTGCGCCTCCTAGCCATGGTCATCTCCTCGCTGATGTCGCGGCCGCTCTTCTCCGCGCGCGCCGCCGCTGCCGACGCGGCCAGGCGACGCGCGATCGCGGCATACAGGTTGTCGTTGAATGCGCTACTTGCGGGCTCTTTGCGGTCGGCGTCTGGCTCGACGATCTCGTCGGCCAGACCAAGCTCGACCGCTTCCTCGGCGGTGAGCCAGGTCTCTTCGGCGAGCAAGGCGTCGAGACGGTCGCGGTCGATCTCTGGCGCTTTGGCGAGATAGGCGGCAGTCAGCGCGCTCTTGACCTTGTCAAGCATATCTGCCTGACGCCGCATGTCTTCGGCATTGCCGAGGGCGACGGCCCACGGGTCATGGATCATCATGAGCGCCGTGCGCGGCATCAGCACACGACGCCCGGCGACGGCAATGACGGAAGCGGCAGACGCCGCAATGCCGTCAATGACGACCTCGACTTCATAGGGCAGCGAGCGGAGCAGGTTGTTGATCGCAATGCCTTCCATCGCGTCACCGCCGTAAGACGAGACGCGGACCGTGAGCTTTTCAACCTGACCGAGCGCTTCGATGTCGGCGGCAACCTGCGCGGCAGTCACGCCCGATTCGCCGATCTCTCCGTAGATGTAAAGCGTCGCCGGCCCGCCGGCAGAACCGACGAGGGCATACGACTGGCGCGCGCGCTGACGGATTGCGCTCTTCATGACTGAGTAGGTGGTTCCGCTGTTTGAACGTCTGCTAGCGACGGCGCATTCGGATCAACGCTTCCAGCCGGCCGCGCTTGCGTGACGCCCGCGTTCGATGTGCGACGCGGATCGGTGTCGAGCGCAAGACCGAGAGCGTCGGCGCGCGCCTGATCGGCGGCCAGCTCGGCGTCAATGTCTTCGATGTTGAACCCCAGCTCGCCGACAACGTAAGCGCGGGTAGTCAATCCGCTGCGGATGGCCGCCTTATAAGCTTCGACCTCTTGGACTGGATTGAGCCAACCCCACGCCGGGTAAGCCCACTCGACGGCTTCAACAAACTCTTCTTCGGTCATGCCGGAAGGCAAGTCGGCGGCCCCGGACAGCACGGCGACACGGACGAAGCGCGTCCAGACCGGACGCAGGAACTGCGGCTCGATCGCGGTCCATCGGACGGCATCGACATAACGCTTCCATTCCAGCATCGCGGCGCGGTAGGTGCGGTCGTTGGAAGCGGACCAGTCTCCGAACAGAGCCTCGTACGGGACGCCCACCGCGGCTGCGACCAGGCGCAGCTGCGTCCGCACGAAAGCCTCGTACTGAGGAGCGACGCCCGCGGGCGGTGTCGGGACGATCTTCTTGCCCGGCCCGACCTCAATAAACAGTCCAGGCTCGACAGCAACAGAGCCGACGCCTGGCGTGTCGGTCTGAGTGGCGAGATGCTCGAAAGTCGATGGTTCTCCCGTGCCGTTGTCCTCAATGAAACCCGCAGCGACAGCCAGGCTCTTCATCCGCACCAGTTCGGCATCGTCGTAGTCGTCTAGATCCCGAAGCTTCAAGAGCGCGGGCGCAAGAATCGGCTCGCCGCGCAGCTGCCCCGCCGCGCCGACCGCGCGCATGTGCAGCACCTCGGACACCGGCACGGGGACAGTCATCGCGTTCCCGCCGTTCAGTGCCCAGGCGCCGAACACGTCTTTCGGGTTGCTGCGGTACAGGTGATAGGCAGTCGGTTGCCCGATCTGGTTCAGCTCGATCCCGGCCCGAATGACGTTGCCATTTGGCGCTAGCTCGTGCTTCCAGTCGGGCAGGAAGTCGGCAGACAGCATCTCGATCTGCAACGGCACGATGAGGCCATCCGTCAGGCGTCGCTCGCGAAAACGCGCCAGCGCGTCGCCGCCGATCAGCATCTCCAGGCACGCCTGACGCTGGAGTCCGTAGAATGTCGTCGCGCCCGTCGGGTCGGCTTGGCGAGTCCAGCGCTCCCACAGCTTGAGCCAGCGTTGAGCGTCTGTCGCGGGCACGCCACGCAAGCGCGGGCGCGCGCCGCTACCAACGAGGGCCTCGGCCATGCGCTCGATGCCGCGACGGGCAACGGCGATGTTGCGGTAGGCGATCCAAGAACGGCGCCGAAGCTCAGGGCCGTAGAGCGAGAGGGCAAAGTGCGCGGAGAGGTCTGGCGCACCGTTCCACGACGCGGTGCGATCAGTCCGCGCCGCGCCGTCATACGACGCGCGCGCCCGCTGAACCGTCAGCGCAGAAGGCGCCGACGGGCGGATGCCGGAGCCGGCGGCGACGCGGAAGCGTGGCTTCTCAGCCATCGTCAGACTCCCCGGCTATGCCGAAACCGGAACATGCGCAGGCGCGGGCGCGTCGCTTCCTGCGCGGCAAGAAGCGCTTCGATGTAAGCAGCGACGCGGATCAACTCGGAGATCGACGGATAGGTCACTGACTTCGGAGGGTCTCCGATCGTGACCGTGCGAACGCCGGCAGCAATCGCTTTGCGAATGCGCGCAAGATCGTCGCGCGTGTAGGCCGCGGGGTCAGGTAGGGGACCGCTCATATGACGGAGGTGGTTCCACGCCCGCGAAGGGCGCGGCTTCACCAGCGCCGGCTAGCGCCCCGCCTGTCAAACACCGTCTGCGGCCTGCCGCCGCGCGGGACACCAGGCTGCGGTGTCGGACGCCAAGGCACACGCGCAGGCGCCGCCGGAGTCGGCTTCGGCTCGGGCACCGCGGGCGCAACGGGTTCGGGCCGGACGTCGGGCTGCGGCGCGGCCACCGGCGCCGTCTCGCCGCCTGCCGCAATCCACGCGGCAAGACGCTGTTGCTCTGCGGCCAGTGCGCGATTAAACGTGCCAGGGAACATGCTGCGCAACGCAACCAGGGCGACATACGCGTATGTCCGGCAGTCTGCCGCTTCCGTGCGGAAGCCTGGACGCGGCTGCCATTGCGTCAGGCCACCGTGTCCCCTGACATGCACCCGCCGCTCAGCTAGCAGCTGCTCGAACCAAGATGCGTCGCGATCCGCAGGAAAGTGACAGTAGCCCGGCCCCGGATTCGTGATGTCAAGAGAACCAAGAGCAACGTCTTTCGCCGCCTGAACGCCGACGGGCCAGACTTTGCCGGCGCCTTTCCCCGAGGCGACGAGGCCTGTCGGCCAAACCTGCCGGCGCTGTCCGGGCTTGTCGCCCACGCCTTTGATCGGGAAGACCCTCTGCCCCCGGCGCGGCAGGGCGTAGGCGGTGATTGCGTCGGTGTAGTGCCCGCCCGTGTCGAGCGCGCATGCCGCAATCTGCACGGTCGTCCCGTCTGCGCGTTTCCAGTGCCGCAAGCGGATCGCTTCCAGCTCAGCCTCGAACGCAGGCGTTCCCGGTTGCTGCTCGATGAACCCCGCGGCGATAGACCACGACTCGCCGTCCTTTCCCCAACCGACTACTTCCCAAGCGAGGCCCGCAGGCGACGACTGGGCGTCGCCGCCGAGCGTCAGAATCGCCGCGCCGGGCGGAACCTCGGCGGGATAGACCTCGCGCCGTGCGAGCAACGCATCGACACTCGTCGGCTGGCCGACGCGGTCTTCCCAGACCTCTCCGAGCGTGGTGTTGATGAATGCCTTCAGCTTCTCTCGATCGGCCTGCGCCCGCTCCCAGTCGCGGACGAGTCTGGCCATAGTCGTGAACGGCGAGTAGAGCGTGTTGAGATGGAACCCGGCGACACCCTGAAACGGCGCCTCAGCGCGCCACTCTCCGCGCGCAAGCGCGCGGATGCGGTCCGCGTCGGTCCAAGGTTGGTCGCAGGCTTCGCAGTGATATCGGGCCGACCCATAGTCCCAACGCTCTCCCCCGCCTTCGACCTCCTCTTTCTGCCACCGCACCTGCGACCAGCGCAGATGCTGCATGTGTCCGCAGTGCGGACACGGCACGTGGTAGCGGCGTCTGTCCGACGCCTCGTACTCCCGCGCAATCAATGAAACGCCCGCGAGCGTCGGCGTCGAGGCAAGGCCGATCTTGCGCCCGACCTGGGCGGTCTCGGCACGCTTCTCTGCGAGCGCCACGGGATCGCCCTCGCCGCCGACATTCGTCGGAAAGCGATCGACCTCGTCCATGAGGACGACGCGAAACGTTCTGCCGGCGAGGTCCGCCGGCGAGTTTGCGGACAGAAGCTCCAGCGTGCCGCCTGGAAAGATCTTCTCGGTTGTCGTCGAGCCGGACTGGTTGCCGCGCGCCGCGACGACACGACCAGCTAGCGCAGGCGTGTCGCGCAACATCGGGTCGAGGTGCTTTTTGCCGAAGCGCGCTGCCTCGTCCGCGTTCGGAAAATAGACGCCGATCGCGCATGGGTCCTGCGCGATGAAGTAGCCGATCGCGTTTTCCAGCGTCGCGGTCTTGCCGACGCGCGACGACGTCATCATCACGACCTTCTCGACTCTCGGGTCGGAGAAGCAGTCCATGACCTCGACGAGGTAGGGCGTCGTGGCGTTGCGCCACGGCCCCGGCGCATTGCTCGTTTCAGGAGAGAGAAAGCGCTCGGCCTCGGCCCACTGACTCACGGTCAAATCAGGAGGCGGCGCCAGGCTCCTCATCGTCGCCCGCGCTGTCGCCAGAAGCGAGGCCCGGGATCGGCTCGTCGTCTCCATAAACCGGATCTTCTGCAATGACGGAGAGGACGCGGTAGAGCGCCTCTTTCAATAGAGTAGATGCTTCTTCTGCTGTTTGGGCGCGCGCGAGATCGGGGCCGAGAGAGCGAGGCATTTCAAGCAGTCTAGCGCGGATGGCACCGGCCATGCGGGACCACGTCGCCGCCACGGCCTCGCGCGGCAGCAGGCGTCCTTCCAGAGCCGCAGCGTTTGCTTCTGCTTGCCGGGCACGGGCTAGCTTCCACCGCGCATCAGCGTCGGCAACCTTTCGACCGGGGCCGCCGTTTGCGCGCGCGTGCTTCAACACAGACTGAACCGACTCGCACAGTGGATAAGCGCCGCGCGCGCGCTTTGGCACGACGCCCTCGGCGACGAGCTGCCCGATGCGTTGCCGGCTCAAACCAAGGACAACGGCAAGGCCTTCGGCAGTGACTTCCAGGTCGGCAACCTCGGGCGCCCCGAGCGCGGCGCCTGGTCGGCGAAACGGTACAACGACCGCCTCGGGCGTCGGAGCGGACGGCGGGTCGGAAGGCGGCGGACGGCGAGGCATGCAAAGAAAATGGTCCTGGACCCAAACCCTAGACCTAGGGCTAGCGTTTGAGGCGCCTGGATGGCGCTCCACAAAGCCAGATGCAGGGTGGGCC